TTGACCCACAGCACCTGGGGGTAGGTGCTGGTCACGGTCTTCACGGCGATGCCGTTGTACTGCTGCTGGTTGATCAGCTTGAGGCCGTAGGAGATGCCGGTCGCCGGGTCTCGAAAATAAGTGCTGTCGTCAATCAAAATAGGCCGCTCGCCTACAATATCTCCGGTCGGCCCAAAGGTCCGGGAGATCGCGCCGGACGGCCACGTCTCAACTTGGTCCTGGGTGGAGAACACGGCGAGGCGCTCTGTGTTCCAACTGTCGATCATTTGATTGAGCGCGTTGAGGGCGTCTTGAGAAGTCTCGGCAGACGGCGTTTCGCCTTCAGCTAATACTCCCAGAAGCCGAAGCGCACCATTTATCTGATCACCCGCCGTTGCCATCGCTGCCGTCCTCTTTATTTACGCGGGGGCGACGCCGTCGGACGGCCAGCCCGTTGACAGGTTCAACTTCCGACGCAGGCGCTAGCGCGGCAGGGTTATGGCGCATCCACCCAAAATCTTCATCATGTTTTGCTTCCGCGTCCATGGTGGCGACCTTGGTGCCGTGCCGCGGGTGCGTCAGGTAGATAACGGCCATACAAACCTCTGAGGGTCGGCCCCTGCCGAAGCAGGGGCCGGGTCGGTTACGAAATCGCGTACAGCGCCCAGGAATTATCCCCCAGACGACGGGCGCGGAAGGACCGCACGGTGCCAGCGGTCGCCGCAACGGTCATAAGACCCTGCGAACCGCTGGAACCGATGGTCCAGCCGGTGTTGGTGGTTACCGTAATGACGCCCGCAGTCGTCGTGTTGATGACGCGGAAATCAAAAGACGACCCCACCTTGGAGTTGCTCAAGAATGCGTCCAGGTCGGACGTCAACGGCAGCGTATACGCGGCGGTCGTCGTCGGCGTGCCGATGATGATGCCGTTGGTAAGCTGCGCGGCCGTCAGCGTCGCGCTGTCCGTGGCCGTCGCCGGCGCGGGGACAGTGACGATTTCCGGTTCGTTGAGGTTGCCATCACCAATCTGATAGCCGCCTCCGACAGAAGGAAGTGCCATGGTCGTAATCTCCTTTGCGCTGACCTGTTAGCCCCACATCCGCACGGCCATCGGCGCGCGAATGGTGTTGAAGCCGTACAGCACATCAATACGACACGGCAGGCGGTCGTTATTGATGTCGTACTGGCGCACAACGCGGAGCGAAATGCCGTTGTGGACCTGGCGGGAAGCCATATCGACACCCTGCGGCAGGAGCAAGTCCGCCGTGGCGAAGGAAATGGCATCCTTGTGGTACACAAGGTTCTGCGGGTACTGCGTGGACGCGGCGCCGATGAACGTGACAGCGGCCGCGGACTGCGGGAAGCTGTCAACGGTCGCCAGCGCGTTGGACGAGGTGTAAATCGCCGGGCTGATCTTCACGGCGGTATAGGCGCCGCTGGACGCCGTGCTGGCCTCCGTCACCACAAACTGCTGCAAGGAGCCGGTAGATTCACGGGTCTGCGGGTTGACCGCGTACACGCCGGAAATCGTAAACACGTCACCGAGGGCAATCGTCTGAGAGCTGGTGCCGGTGATGTTGATCGTTGCCTGGCCCTGCGTGGACACAGTGGTGGTCACCGTATGCGTGCCGGTGCGGCTACCGGTCGTGTGCTGCTTGATGGACTGAGACATGTTCAGCTCTTCAAGGCCCAAAATGCCCTCGCCCATCAGGCCGTTCTTGAACTGACGAGAGATGGTGCTGACCGGGTTGAAGAGGCCCTTCATGCCTTCCACAAGGCCCGCGTTGGCGGCCGGGTTGACCGTCGCGTAACGCGGAGACATCACAGCGGCGGATTCGTTCAGCTTCTGCTGGGCCTGGAGCAGCACCAGAGAAGTCGCCGGCGTCGTGCCGGGAGTGCCGACCGACTGGTACATCGACTTGTAGGCGTTGGCCACGTCAGCGTCGATGCTGGACGCAAGCTGCGAAATACGCGGCTTGAGAACGCGCTCGGCGAAGTCGTCGAGCTGCATGGTGAGTTCGGCCGACGTGAAGTTCACACCGATGTGCTTCTGGCTGGAAACCGTCAGCGTGGTGAACTGCTCGTTGTCATCCTGCACCTGGAGCGCGGCGCCATCGGTCACCAGCGCACGGTCGGGCAGACGGATGCGGAGGGTAGAGCCGATCTTCGCGCCTTCGACGGCGAAGCTGTCGTCGTACTGGCGGTTGACCGTGCGGGTCAGCACCAGGTTGTTTTCGAGGATCTCCAGGGCCTTCCTGGTGATCATGTCGATAGTAAGAAGCGAGTTTGCCATCTCAAAAATTCCTTAGCGGTTGCGTGTGGATTCCCACTTCTTGATCTGGCGCAGGCGCTCGGCCTCGATCCACTCCGACGTAGACATATTCTTAACGGAACGGGGGTCCGTCGTGTCGTAGCTAGGCGTGGACATCGAGCGAGCCGTCACCGGAGCAATGGGGGCCGGGGCGGTTGACGTCTTCTTAACCGGCGGGTCAGCGGCCAGCTTGGCCTCGATCCTGCCAATCTCCTTGGCCTGCATGAACGGAGCCAGGTTGGCGATACGCGCAGCCTCCTTCGGATTGGTCCCCAACCAATAGATGATGTCGGGGCCAACGTCGGAAGCCTGGATGGTCTGGGCCATGACATCAGTCACAGGAAGGCTCGGGTTGTACGCGACCTGTTCAAAGTCGTCGTACTTGCCGCGGGCGGCTTCCTCTTTCTCATGGTAGGCTTCGATCACCTTAGCCTGCTGCTGGGCCGCCTCCCGATGGCGAAGCAACTCCTGCGCTTTCTGCTCGGCCAGGGCCTCTGCGTACTTGGCAGCGTTGTCGAAATCGTCAGGCGCCGGAGGATTGACGGGCACCGCCCGCTTTGCCTCCAACTCGGCCAGTTTTTGGGCTTGCTCTCGCTCCCATTTCCGCTGTTCGCGGGCAAGGCGCTTGCCGACAATCGCGTCCAATTCCTCCTGACTGAAGGTCTTGGGCGCCTCGTTCGGCGTTTCGACCGGCGTAGAAACGTCAGACGCAGGCGCCGCCGTGGCAACCTGTTCCGGCGCGGTCACTTCCGCTAGGGTGTCACTATCTTCGACAGACATTTGCGATCCTTACGATCCCTGGTGACCCGCACCAGTACGGTTGTCGGCCCGCGGCGTGCCGCGGACAGAAACTGGTTAAGCCTTCAATTGGGCGGCCATGTTCTGAAAGGCGTCTACCTTGGTGTTGAAAGCGTTCTTCTCCGCTTCCAGCTTGGCGGCCATAGCATCTAGCGATTGTTCCTTAACGGCCGCGGAGGCCTCGCGCGCGGCTACCGTGTATTCCCGGCCGGTAACGGCTTCTTCGCGGGCGGTGACGGCCGCAATAATATCGGCGTGGGTTCGCGTAAGGAGGGCTTCGCGCGCGTCAAGGCCGCCAGCCTTGGTCTTAGTTTCGGCGTCAACCGCCTTGGCGTCGGCAAGAATTTTAGCGGCCTGTCTTTTGGCGGTTTCCAGCACAACCGCCGCATCTTCGCGGTCTTTGTGGGTTTCCTCGACCGCCGTCAACGCGCCCTGGCGCTTGGCCAGTTCGTCGCGCAATGCGGTTAGCCGAGCCAAATCCAGAGGAAGTTGCTTGGTGTAGTATTCGATCGGATCGAAAGCGGCGATGTCGTTGGTCAGGGCGGGCATGATCGTTCCGTTATGCGTAATAGCTGACGTTGAGGATAGCGCCAGCCGTCTGCTGGATAAAACGGATCTTTTTGAGGTCGCCGTCGTATTGCAGGGTCACGCCAGCGGCCAAAGGCATACCCACGGTTGCGGTCGGGTCGGTGCCGTCGTCGCGCCACCGAACGCCCGAAACTTCGGGGGTGATGATGGCGATAGCCGGCTTGACGGACAAACCGTTGGCGTCCACGGCGGGCACCGTAAGCCCAACGGCCGAACTCAGCGAAGTGATCTGCTGGTAGCCGAGGCAAGACGTGATCGCCTTTAGATTAACGGCCATACTCAAAATCTCCTATGCTCTGTAAACGAACGTAGCTTGATCAGGTATACGCCCGGCACACCAATCGGGGAAAAAGGCTCGATCAACACCAACGCGGCAAAAGTGTCCGGCCCAATTTCAGAAGCGGCCATCGCAGCCGTTACGGCGTACCCGATGAAAACGTTGGCTGCAAGAATATCCGGCCCGACCTCAGAAGCGGCCATCGCAGCCGTTACAGCGTATCCGATAAAAGCGTTGGCCGCGAGACTATCTGGCCCGATTTCAGAGGCGGCCATGACCGCGATAATCGGAGCCGCGGAGAATAGCCAGCCGGAGTTGTTGCCGCCGTCAGTGCTGTTGGCGCCGGCGTACCACGTCGCGCCGCCGGTCGCCGTGCTGCGACTGATCGAAAGGTAGTCGCCGCTGACCGTGCCGCTCGCCTTGGACAGCGTGTGCGAGGCGGCCGTAATGCTGCCTATGGTGACTAGGTTGCCCGCCGTGCCCTTCACATTCCAATTCGTAATGGTTGTGGTGGTGCCAGCGGTAAACAAGAAGGATGTCGGCTGTACGGTGTTCGACAGGCCGCCGAATGTGTTGCTGCCGGTGACGGTGATTGCCCCGGCGCCGCCATTGTTCAGCGTTATCCCGCTGTAGCTAGCCCCGCCGCCTTGGAACGGCTTGCTGGCCGCGTTGGTCATCGAGATCGTGCCGGACCCCGAGACGGTAAGGCCCGTGGCTGTCGCCGTGGTCCAGCCGGTGCCGGTCCCCGATATGACAAAGGTTCCACCGTCGAATATCAGCGCGCGGGTGCTGGTCCCGGATCCACTAAATGAGGCGCAGGTGAGCGTGAAGCCGTTAAGGTCAATGTTCCCTGATGTAAGAGTGACCCCCTGCGTTGATGTCAAAGCATCTAGCAGAGCGAAAGTCCCGGTTGTCGATTGAACGACAATCGGAAAAGGTATCGTCTTACCGGCGCTGGTGAAGTTCATCGTGCCGCGGCCGAGGAACGTTTGGCTGTTTGCGCCTGAAAGAATAACGCCCGAGCCAAAAGAAATAGAGCCGTAATTTTCGTTAACCGCAAAAACTAGCGTAATTGCGGTGGTGCGGGCAGAAGAGTTAATGGCAGATATATTGAAAATGCCTGTATTCAGGCTACCCGTCAGGGGTGTGTTGTTGTCTATGACCGCGACGTCTTGCGCGAGCGGAAAATTAGAGTCGTCTCCCACGCCGCCAGAGCTTGTCGCCCACGAACTAGAGCCAGACCAATCGGTGTTGGTAGTTACGCGGTAAACCGTTTTTGACGCAGGGAACACGATGCCTGTGTTGCCGCCACAATCGCCAGCGCGGGTTGGCGCGCTACCCGCCGCCGCACCAGCGATAGTGATATCACGAAAATCGCAATCAGCGGCGGACAAGTTCGCAACCGTGAGAATGCGCGGAGCGCCAGTGCCATTTGATCTAAGGGTGACCCGCCTGATCGCGGTAGCCCCGGCGCAGGTTAAGGTACCATTGACGATCTGGTTATCGGACATGCGTAATTGTTGCCGCCCGGAAGAGGCTGGCGGGGCAATGGTCAGGTTGTTAAATGTGCAGGACCCAAAGATAGCGAAAGCCGAAGCTGAGCTACCATTGAAAGTATAAGACACGTTATAAAATGTTGCGGAGCCGCCAACATTTAGCGTACTGGCAAACGCGGCAAGGTTGATTTGAGATGTACCAGCGTTAAAGGTAAGATTTGCAATCGTTCCAAAATCAATAGCGGCGCCGCTGAAGCTTAAAGTTACCGTGCTACTGCCAAGGCTGATTGTCCGGACGTTGCTGTTGTTTGATACTAGCGCAGTCGCGGTCACGTTGAAATTGGATGTGGTGAATGAGCCAGTAGTGACAGTGATGCTACCAGAACTAGTCAGCGCATCGCCAAGCGTGAGCGTTATGCCCGTGCCGCTCACAATTATCGCGCCAATGGTTTTGCCTGCTGTCGTCAACGTCCCCGTGGAGGCAAACGTGATAACGCTGGTGCTGGTGTAGGTCATACCCGCAGCCAGCGTGACGCTGCCAGAAACCGTGATGGCGGCGGATCCTGCGATGGTCCCGGTAAACCCGGTGCAGGTGATTGATTTCGCACCCGTGTTACCGGTGGCAATTGTCACCGTGCCGGAGGATAGGGCGTCAAAGAACACGTCATCCGCAGATGTTGGGACGGACGCCCCGCCAGCCCCGCCCGATGTGGCGGCCCATTTGGTGCCAACAGTGCCGTCCCAGGAAGCTGTGCCGCCGACCCAATACCTGTTAGCCATCCTGCGAAGCCTCCTCGGCCGGCAACTCCTCGGCTGGCTGCGCCGTAAGCACGGATACCCAATTGGCCACGCGGTCCTGCATCATCTGCTTGATGTCGTCTTCGGTCAGGTTATGGCCAATGGGTAAAAGAAGGGCGTCACGATACGCGCCGTACAGAGTGTCGGCCTCAAAATTTAGCTTGATCCCCTTCATCTTACGCCGCGTGGGTAATAGTAGCCGAGGTTACCGACACCGGATCGCTGGTCGCTACCGTCGTGGTGTTGACGATAATGTCGGCGCTGGACGTGCCGACCGACAAGCCGGTCACAATGTCCGTGCCGCCAGTAGCTGTGCGGATGCGGCCCGCCGCCGCGGTGCCAGACGCTGACGCGGTAGTGGCTTTAGGGAAGCCGCTGAACGTCAAGACGCCGCCAGACGAGGTGCCAGCAGGGTTGTTGAGCGTCACAGAGAACAGCACGGTACCCATGCCGGTTGTGCCGACCTCCAGCACGCCAGTCGCGCCGATCTGAGTGACCACGGCGTCGAGCCGGGCGTTCTTGACAGCAGTGGTGTATACGACGGTCATTGAAAGTTATCCCTCAAAGGTTTCCTTCGCTCACCCAAGTGCCTGGTTCGCCCGCCACGGTGCAGACCCAGCCTTTGGGCTGGCCTACCGTAGCGGAGATGTTGAACACCTTGTCGCCCTGCCGCCACACGCCGCCCGTCGGAATGACGGTGGCAAAACCAATACGGCTGCTGCCAACGGTAATGCTGCGGCGGGCCGCGGCGGGCAAAACTTGGTTGACCACGGAAGGCCCAAAGTAGTTAGCCCCCAAAACAATGTCCGCCGCGCCCGTCGCGCCCGAGCCGTTTAGGTATACGGACGACGCCAATGGGTACGTTGTTGTGTCGGGGTTGTGGTAAAGAAACACATTGTTTTGGATGATCGCGCCAACATTGCCGTTTAGGTTGTAAACGTTGAACACGGATTTGTTGTTTAACTCCGAGCCAAAAACATTTTCCGCCACAATAGTGGCAACGACAATGCGCAGCGAAACGTCGTACCCGGAAGAAGTGTCGCCTTGGTTTCCCTGTTCAAAAGAATTTTGGCTAAGGTTAAACCCATCTACTTGGTCAGCATAGACGTGGTGATTTTGGCAATAGTTAAAGCGGTTGAACGCAACGCGGATGTTTTTGACAAACGCGCCTGTAACACCGGCTGCGTTAATGTTTCGGGCAAACCCATTAAACATGTTGCGGAGAACGCCAAACGAATCGGTAACTGCTTGAACGCTGATAATGTCGCCGGCAGACAAAGCGGCTGGTGCGGGCTGGATGCCTACAGTCACAACGTTATCGCTCGTACACGCGCTTTGAGTGAACACAAACGTGTTGCCCGAATTGGTGAAAATCATGCCGGGGTAGATATCCGTCGGGACGCTGGAAAGCACAATTGATGTGGCCCCAAGGCTGACTGCGGACGACACAACCGCAGTCGCTAACGCGCCTTGCACGGTCAAGCCGTAATCGGCGGACAAAACGTCGGCCATCGCGCGGTTGTGCTCAATAATCGAATCTTGAATAGCGCAATTAAGACTGGTCACTGACCGTGCGCCGCGCGACATGTTGATGCGGCCTTGGACGCTGCAATTGACGGCGGCGCGAAACCACACGGACCACATAGTTGCCAAACGAGATATTTCGCTGGAACGGGCAAAAATATTGATGTTTTTGACATCTACATTCTTGGCAAAATACAGGTCCAGCGGCTCAGTTGATGTGGTGCTGCCCGCCCCGCAAGCAATCGTCAGACCGTTAATGGTAATGCCGGTGCTGTTTGCGGGGTCCGTCATAAACCAGCGGTTGCCGATAGACGATTGAAAGTCTGAACGGCCAGCGACCCAAAAACCTTTGCTGGATGGGTTGTCTACATAGATGTTCACAAAAGTCATGTTGGACAGCACTTTACCAACGCTGTCCCCGACTGTGAAAACACCGCCGATATCACCTGCGGCGACAACAATGCCGTCTTCGCAGTTGATGGTAGTGATGTTCTCGACATAAATGTCGTGCGTAGCCGCAAAATACGGGCCGTTGCGAGCGTTGGCAAGAGAAACAGCCGAGCACACGACGTTAGTAACGCGGCCGTGGCGGGGATGGTAGCTGTCGAAAGGTGCGGCAGCAAGCCGGCGCCAATGGAGCAGAATGGGGCTCAAAAACACCCCGCTGATGTCGAGATTGTCCATTTCAAAATTGGTGATGTTGCCCAAAAACGTAATCAGATTGCGTTGCGAGCCGGTGCCGACAATCGTCAGGTTCTTGAGCGAAATCCCGCTAAACTCTTGGGGCACAGGGTTGTCGGCGCCAGAGGGCCAGCAAGCGATTGCGTTGCCGTCGGCTCCCGCCGTAGTTAGGGTCAAATTGCGGTTGATCGTAAGGCCGTCCAACGCGGAATTGGACTGCATACAAAAACCGTTGGTCAGCGTGCTGTTGATCGTGATGTTGATGATCGACGCGCTGCGGACACCAAACAGACGGCAAAACACCTTCAGCTCGTACCCGGTAGGGGTCAGAACGTAGGTGCCTGGCGGGACAAAAACGTCCTGAGTCTGCGCGCACGCGGCCACAAAAGCTGCGGTGTCGTTGGTTACGCCGTCGCCAACTGCCCCAAAATCTTTGACCGACACATACTCGCGCAGTTTGGCTTGCACGGTAGTGGCAACGGCGCTTAGTCCTGCCGGGTTGTATGTGACTGCGCTGGCGTTGGTGGCGATGCCCGTGCCGTTGATGCCTGTGATGTTGTCGTAAGTGGCAATCAAAACGCTGGCGCTGGACTCCAAAACAAACTTGTAGTTTAGCCCGGCGGTAACCCAAATCTCGCCGTTTGGGACTCGCCCAGCCGAATTAAGAATGATTGGGTTGGTATGCGCGGTGGTTCCCGCCGCCGTGGTGTAGGTCGTTTGCGGCGTGGTGGTGCCGGCGGCGTAAGAGTACAGCTTGCCGCCGGTCAGCGGGTCGCCGTTGGCGTCAAAAAACTGAGCGCCAGCGCCAGCCAAAGCGGAAAGGTTGACGGTCATAGCGGCCTCTTATGCCAAGAATTTGAGCTTATACAGCGTGCTCAGATACAGCGCGACAATTTCGTCAACGATGTTCTGAAGCGCCGTGTCGCTTTTGTCCATGACTTTGTAGCGCATTTCCTCGATGTCCTTGAGGTTGTCCTCAAGGAACTCGACGATGTTGTTGGTCTTTTTGGCCGACATGAGCGAAATCGGCCCAATCAGCCCATGCCGGCCCTGGTAGGCTTCGGCCAGCGTGTCCGCAAGGTCGATCACGCCGTCGTAAAACTTCTGAAGCGCCTTGTGTTTGGAGTAGCTGCGGGTGTTCAGGTGCACGGAATGGGCCGTATCACGGGCCAAAAACAGCGTTCCGATGAAATCAGCGCAGTTGCTCATCACATTGGCCCTCCGGGGGGCATTTCAGGCGCCATACCGCCCATTTCGGGCTCCATAACCGGCATCTGGCGCTCCATCGGGGTGTCTCGGCCCACAATGTCGCCCGTGTCCATCGCCGCGGCAATGGTGCCCATCACGATGTCCTGGATCTGCTCCGGCGTCATGCCCGCTTGGACGGCCGAAATGCGCTTCGTCTCAGCGTCATACGCCTTGATCTGCACTTCCTGCGCCTCAATGGACTGCTCGACGCGCTGAAGCATCCCAACGACCTGGTTCAGCTCCTTCGTCAGCGCCTCGATCTGCATCTTGGCCATCTGCATCTCGGGCGACTGGTCCTCGCCCTCCATGACCTTCGGGTCGATGATCTTGGCAAAGCGCGCCGCCATCTCCTGCGCGCCAGGCCAGTCCATGTTCTTGATGAACAGGTCGCCAGCAACCGACCAAAGCTCCGGGTTGGACTGAAGCAGCATGGACATGGCGTCCAGGGCTTCCTGGCGCTTGGTCATGTAGCCGGGGCCGGTGGTCACGCAGACGTCGTAGGTGCCGACCGACGGGTTGTAGATCTTGTCGATCACCAGCCCGTTTTCGTCGCGGATCTCCTTCACGGGCTCCTGCTGCGTTGGGTTGATGCGGACCATGCCGACTTCGCCGTCGAGGCCCACGATGCGGGCCACGCGGGCGGTGTCGTAGATCTTCGGGATCATATCGACGAGCTGGCGCGTGACGTAGCGGATCGCGCGGGAGAGGTTATCGACGAAGTGGTACGTCCCGGTGTCGCCCTGCTTCTCGCGCGCCAGGATGGCCCGACCAGACCGCTCGTTGCTCTGAGCGCCTAGGCTGCTGTCGTACTGGCCAGTGGTGCCCTTAATGTCGTCAGAGGCGCCCAGCTTGGCCTGGATCAGCCCAGTCTGGGCCAGCGGCGGCGGGGCGCGCTGCGGCAGAGGCAGAGGGGCACCAGCGCCGTCGGTGACGTCCGGGTTGACCTCCAAATACGGCCAGTTGTTCGTGTTGGCCGTTTTCCATTGCATCTCGTAGCCTTCAAACTGGCCGCCGTAGCCAATGAAGGGCGCCTTGGGCGCCAGGGCCAGCATCTCGGCCTCCTGGCTGACCCAGTAGTTGTACATGCGCTGGGCGTCCTTGGCGTTCCGCACAAGGCCCGAGACGTAAAGCTGGCCGTCCACTTCGAACTCGTTGCCGACGACGCGCACGACCGGGATCCACTTGCCCGCCCAGTCGCGCTCCTCCAGCACTTCAAAGCCGTTGGTCTTAAGCCACTTGCACTTCTTGCGGTCCACCTTGCGGGACCGCAGAGGCTTGCCGAACATGGCCTTGAGAGCCTTGTCCTGCGGCGTGTTGGCGAAAGCCGTGACGTTGTCTGGGTAGAGGTTCAGCGTTGCGGCTTCATGCTCGTAGTAGAAGTACTCCGCGATGCGGACCATGTCCTCCGACAGCCATTGCGACAGGCTTTGGTCGCCCACGCCCTGCGTCATAAGGCTTGAGATCGGGGCCGCGTCCGGAAACATCCGCTCATAGTCGGCTTTGCTGACGTCCTCGGTGATGAAGCACCACTCGGCGTCCGAACCGCACGGATCCTGGATCGCCGGGTCCATGTAGACCGAAAAGGCGTTGCGGATGCGGCAAATCTTGATGTCCTGGTCGAAGCTGTCTTCGCGGCAGTACTCGGTCAGAAGGCGAATGTAGCCCTCGCCGTAGGTGACCTGGTTGTCGCAGGCGGTGTCGTAGGCGACGTCGGCGTCCGAGATGTACTCGATGTGCCGAACCATGCCGTCGAAGATCTCAGCCACGCGCACGTCGGCGCGGTCGTCGGCCGGGATCACCTTGCCTGTCGGGCGGTTCTGGCGCTGCTCGTTCGTCACCTGACGGACGTGCTGCGGCAGTTTGTTGATCGTCAGGCAGGGGCGGGCGTTGATCGTCTGGCCCTGCACCGACCCACGGGTGGCCAGCACGTCAGCCGGCCATTGCCATTGGTTGTCGGGCGAACCTGCCATGAAGCGCAGGTCGTCCAGCTCGTCTTCGCGGCTGTCCGAGTAGGCCGACAGCGCCAGCGTATAGCGGCGCCGCATAACAGACAGGCGCTCCGTATCGTCAGAGTCGGACACTTTGCCCGCTGCTTGAACGTCGTTCGCAGCCATGCCTACTTCTTGTCCTTCTTGGCCGCTTCGCGCTTGGTCGAGTACGCGATTGCGGCCGCCTGCTTCGGCGGCTTCCCGGCAGCAATCTCAGCCTTCACGTTCTTGCGGAACGCCTCTTTGGTGGAGGATTTCACCAGAGGCATGTCACTTGCCCTTCTTTGGTGTTACACGCAATGGATCAGCGCGTAGTTAATCGTCACGGCTTCGGACAGCGAACTGGCGCTGATGTTCCGCACCGTGATGGTCGCGGACCCCACGGACAGGCTGGACACCCAGCAGTTATACGCCCCGGCCGTAGCGCCGGCGGCCACGTTGAGGATGAGGATGTCGTTCGCGCTGATAAGGCTGTTGTTCAGCGTGAAAGTCACGTTCGTCGTGGCGCCCAGCGCGGCGTTGTTCATCACGATCTGACCCGCCGCCTTGTTCAGCGTCACGGCCGTGGACTTGCTGGTAGCCTGCGTCACCGTACCTTGAGCCGCAGCGGTATAGCCAAGCTGCTCGTCGGACAGAATGTATTGCGACCCAATGATGTCCTGGTCTTCGTAGGCGACGCCAATCGGTTTGGTGTTGCTCGTCATGCCCTAAGATCCCATCCAAGAAGTCTGTATGCCGCCCGCAGCATAGTTGCGGCGGGGGCCTCTGTCCACATATTCCCGGTGGGCCACCGGGAAGGCAAAAGTGACAGCAATGGCGTCGGCCGCGTCGGGGCTGGCCAGCCCGCGGGCCTTCATGTCCTTTTTGCTCTCTAGGAAGATCGTCCCCTTGCTGTCGGGCTTCATCATCGGCCCGGTCAGGTCATTCTTCAGATAGCGGTCCTGCGGGATGGAGCCCGTCTTCAGCCACTCCCGCATCTCGCCCCACATCTCGGCGCGCTTGTTGCCCCACATCACCGGGTTCTTCGACTTGTTGCCGAAGTTGACCCCCTTCACCTTGTACCGCTGCTCCTTGAGCCGGTCCACGATGCCTGCGCCCAGGCCGCCCTCGTCGATGACCACCAGCGTCGGCTTGTACGTCTCGATAGCCTCGATGACGTGGCCAACGACGGTCATGGTGTCGTCGCCCTTGTGCCGCTTGATGGCGATGATGTCGCGCCCCTGGCGGATGGCCAGCACCGTGCTGTCGCTGCCAAACCGCGCCGGGTCCACCCCCAGCACGACGGGCGCCGACGGATCCTTGTGCGCCTGGCGGCGCATGGCGTCGTCCACCATGGACGCGCTGATGAACTGGTCGTCGGAGGCGTTGGGGAACTGCCCGTAGACCTCGACGTGGGCCTGGGTGCTGTCAGGCCCGTACTCGTCGATGATCTGCTGGTATACCTGCTTGTCGGTGCCCTCAACCGACCGGGCATCCACGATCTTGGTGCCCCAGAAGTCCCGCTTGGAGTGGAAGCACTCGTAGAAGTACCCCGCGTTACGGCGGGGGTTGCTGAACGCCAGCCAGAAACGGTGTGGCGTGTTCTCGGTGAAGAAGCCGGCGGCGACCGCCCAGATCGTGTCGTCGATACCGCTGGCCTCGTCGTAGATCAGCATCACGCCGTCGAAGTTGTGGACGCCCGCGTAGGCGTCGGGGTTCTCCGCTGACCACAGCCGGCCCTCGACGCCCCAATAGCGCGTGCCCATCTTGAGGTCGCGCTCGACCAGCTCCGTCAGCCACTTCGCCGGCATGACGCGGGTGGCGCTGACCTCAAACCAATGGCTGTTGAGGCTCATTGAGAGCCACTTGGTGATCTCGGCCCAGGTGACGGAGCGAAGCTGCGCCTCGCTATTGGCCGACACGATGGTCGTTGACCCGATCCTGGTCGTCAGCATCCAGATGACCAGCCAGGAGACGAGCGCCGACTTGCCAATGCCGCGGCCGGAGGACGTGGCCATGCGGAAGGTGTCGAAGTCCACCTTGCCGTTGTTGTTGCGGATGTGGTCCGCAAGGGTCTGCAACACTTCCCGTTGCCATTTGCGCGGGCCCTGGAAGTGCTCGAGCGGCGTGCCCTTCTGCCCCCACGGGAACGTAAACAGCACGAACTTCAGCGGGTCGTCCTTGATGGCCGGCGTCCACAGCCGGCTCATCAACTCCATCTCGTCGTCGGGCGAATACTTAACCGTCTGCACGGATGCGCTCCGGGTAGGGCTTTGCGTCTTCGATGGTTGCGGCCGCCTCTGCGACCCCCTCAATGACGCGGCGCTGCGCTTCCTGTAGCGCGCTTGTGATTGAGATCGTCTGGTTGACCTCGACCGTCACGGCCTGCTTCGCCACCCAGCCGTGGGTGTGCTTGAGGATGTCGAGCGCCGCTTTGGCGTCGCCGCCCTTGGCGGCGTCGTACAGCACGCCAGCCATTTCCAACTCGCCGTCGGCGCGGCCCTTCTCCTCTGCCAGCGCCGCCAACGGGTCGAACTCACAAAGGGTGCGGAACTCGGTGGGGCGCATCCCGGCGGCCAGCGCCAGCGTGTCCCCACGCAGGCCCTTGCGCGCGGCGTTGTAGATGGCCTCCAGCCGCGCTTCCGTCGCTTGCAGCCGGCGAGGCTCGTACGGGATGGAGAAAACGGACATGCACGCTATGTACCATGTTGTGTGACGCGGAGGCAAAGGGCTTGCAAAAATAAAAAATTGCTTGTGGCCCCTCCGGCCCTGGACCGGCCGGGCCGCGGGCCCCCTCCCCCCGGCCCTGGACCGGCCGGGCCGCGGGCCCCCTCCCCCCGGCCGTTGGCTTTTGGCATTGTTTTAGTGTCGATAGCTGAACATATGAATAAATGTTCAACTGTTCATATGAACAGGTGTTCAACTGTGCATGTGTACACATGCCCAAGTGTTGGATTGTATACGACAAG